CTTATCATCCATGTTACCAACGAATACTTTGAATACACGTCTTTCAGGTGCTCTTGATGTTCTGTAAATTAACATTGCATCTTCCGCAAGAAGTAATTGTTTCCAAATTCTTCTAATCTTGTCTAACATAGAAGTTCCATAAGGAAGTTTTCTATCATCACCTAATAATCTAAAGTGTGCAATCTCCCATGCTTGAAATTCTAAATCTTTATTCTTCCAAGTAAATCTTAACTCTCTTGTTGGAACTTTAATATCAGTATATGAGTTCGGTGTTTTAGATGCCGCACCCTCAATTCTTTCAATTTCAATATTTGGTAACTGTTGACAACCAACAACTCCCTTCTCAGGGTCTATTTTTAAATAAACAAAATCGTCACCATACTTACAAAGACCTCTTGTCCACATTTGTAAGTTAGTGTTAACATCTAATTTGTTATTAAATAAATCATCTAATATATTTTTAACTCTATCTGAATCTGAAAATATTGTTAATATTTGTCCTTTCTCAGACATTGTTGTTGATTCTTCAGCATAAATGTCTAACGCCGCAGATATTTCGGGAGTAAACTCCATAGATTCATAATCGTAATATGCTGATAACCTATTTGGTTCGTAATAAACAGATTGATTGTAAAGTGATTGGTCTAATTTAGTCCACTTATCTGCAATGTATTGACTCTGTTGAGCTTGTAACATTGCCTTTTCATATTCTTCTCTACTATCCGTTTTTAATATTTCATCTTTGTTGAAATTAAACGAAGGTGGTGCAACATTTTTTTGTTTTGCTTGATTTGGGTAACCAAACACCTTTGTTAATCTCTGAAAGACGGTAAGATTCTGTTCTGCCATGTATATAAATACTTTTCTTTACAATATAAACTAAATTATTGATAAATGGAATCTTATTTTGATTTACCAAATAACCACATATGTTCTCTATATGCGTCCTTTGATACATTCATATTATTATTTGGGTGATATAAATTTTGATTATCAATCCCCATAGAACCAATTTGGTCAAATGCAGTACCGTAAGAATAAAACGATTTATTGGGTTCATACGATCTTTCTGACATCGTCCAAGACTCCAACATTGCTTTATTTGCGTTTTCGTTCTTTTGTAATTGATTGAAACACATATCGGCAGCATATAACGCCATTGACATACTCATAATTGCATCATCGTGAGCACCTTTCATGTGGTCGGGTCTACCATTTATATAAACAAACGTATTAAGTTCATTTAATAACCTACTTGACCTAACTAAAAACCCCTTTCTTAATTGTTCCTCGAAAGCAGCAACTATTTGAGTTCTTTTATTGTTAAAATTTATACCGGGGATTTTATCCATGGCCTTTTTATTCCACTCCCATATATTTTGAGTGTTTATCCCATCGATGTATAGATTTTTATATTGCATCTCTTGTAACTTCCTAGACGTTGCAACACCCATACCCCCTGTAATATCAATAACAATATATGCCTCATACAAAACACCCCATTTATATGCAACTGCAGCCAAATCATCAGGAGGTATTTTTCCAATGTATTCTGCAACCTGTTCCCTTTCATCAAAGTCGATAATATTAATTGAGGAGAAGTCTTCACTATCACCTCTACTAACATCTACACCCATAATGTAACGATGTCCCTGAACAGGTTCCTTCCAATGCCAAAATGTACCCTGCATATATTTTTCTTTAGGTACACGTATCATATTCTTAGCAATGTTCTCTTGAATATCACCCGGAATAACACCATCACCCGAACCTAAGAAATCGCATTCCAATTCCTGAGCAATCTTACGTCTATCATATTTAAATTTCTTAGACATTGATTCAAACCAAGAAGAGAACGGTTTATATCCTTGTTCAATATATTCATTATAATTCTCTGGATTAAAATCCTTCATTACAACTTCATCATCATTATATTGTTCTCTATTCAACATGTAATGACAAATGTCTTGACACTTAACCCAATGTAAATCTTTGGTATAACGAGGGTCTTTAAACCACCTTAAATCTGTTATATGGAAATCATTGATTCCACGTAATGCTTGGTCATAAACACCGTAATAGATAGGGTCATAACCATTTGGGGTTGAGATAAGAATAATCTTACCACCCGTTGATAGGGACGCCATAGATGCCGCCCAAAAATCCTCACCCGCTTCAATATAAGCCGCCTCATCAAATACAAGTATAGTTGGTGTATAACCACGTAAGGCATCTGCAGATGTTGCTACCGCCTTAACCTCACACCCATTGTTTAATCTAAATCTACTTTCTGAGTTCTTATCGGGTGAGAACCCAACATTAATCCATTCAGGCCATTGCTCAATAAAATTTCTAACTTTATTGGCCATTTCCACCGCAGTGTCACGTTTGTTTGCAATAAGAAGAACCCTTTCTGGTTCATTTTCCTTTGCGGTTTGTAATTTCTTAGAAATCCAAGCGGCAGTTACCGTAGTAACACCAGCCTGTCTATATTTTCTAGTTATGTTTTCATTATAATTTTCATAATCCTGAATTAATTGAATTTGGTCAGGAAACAACTCTAATGGAACATATTTTTTTTGAGTATTGTCATAGGTTTGCAAATATGTTTTTAACGCATATGGTGCATCCTTTATAATTTTCGCATACTCCTTTAGTTGTTCTATTTTGGAATTCATATATATAAATACAAAAAAAGGGAGTTAAACTCCCTTTCTATTAATCTTTAGGTCTGTCTAACCCCAATTCTTTATAAATGTCAAAATCGTCATCATCGTCATCGTCATCGTCATTTGATAACGAAATACCTGGTATACCTAATATAAAATCTTTTAAATCGTCCGGTTCAGTCTCGTCTGACATTGTTTCCAATTCGTCGTTAAATTGATTTAAAGATTCTTCATAATCTTGTTGGTTAAACATTTGTTGAATTGACGCCATTAAATCTGTCATTAAACGTTTTCCGTTTTCACTATTACTAACAACTTCTTTCATTAAAACTAAGAACTGTTTAGCTGGTAGTTGGAAGATGTGCATTAACATGTAATTCTGTAATTGCTTACCATTTTCCAAAATTACCTCGTCTGGAAACTGTCCTCTAATTCTATCCCAAATTGCAGGTCCCAAAAGTAATGTCCACATTTCTTTTTCTAATGTACTTTCTAACTTTTGAGCTTGTTGATACATTGCCCTATCTTGTGGATTTGTGTATTCTCCCGGTTGTCCGTGACTACCTAATATTTCAAAAACACCTTTTATTAATTCATGTATTAAAACTGGAAAATTAATTCCTCTCGCAATCACTTTAACTTTTTGTTCTTCTTGTTCTTCACCACCTTCTTCTCCCTCATCACCGGTTTCACCTGTCTCATCATCACCAGGAAATTCCATTTTAACTTTACCAGCAACACTATCAGAAGCCCCTTTAATCATTGCAGGACTAAATTGCCAATAGTTTGCATCGTTAACCGACATCATCACTCCATAGTCATTATATAATTCATCAGAACCTGTAATTTCTCTAAGTTTCTCACCAACAAGTTGGTACATATAATGACCTCTTTTTGACGCTCCTTGGATAATACTATTAATTAAAGTTAATTTCGCTCTCTCTAAATCTAATTGTTTTAAATCAATATATAATTCTTCTTCAACTTCTTGATTTTCGGGATTAACTTGAGGTTGTTCTTGGTTATTTTCCTCATCGTCTTCCTCATCTTCAACATCAACTTCATCTGGATTTTGTTCAGGACCTTGTTCTCTATTGAAATCACTCGTATCGATTTGATTCATACCAACGATTTTTGCATCAAACTCAACCTCCTCACCAATACCCATTTCTTCTTTTACAATTTCAATTGCTAATTGTTCTAAAGCCTCTTTATGTGTATTTTCAAGTCTTATGATGTTGTTATGTGCAGTATACATCATTGTTAATAATGGACCCATTTCAGTACCGTTTAATGTACCTTGATAGTTTGTATATTGTCTAACATTATTTACAATTTGTCTATATCTTTCGGAAGCCAAAAGTTCTTGGAAATTTTGGTTAGGTTCGTTTCCTGTTTTAGGAAAAGGTATTTTTTTTAAGGGTGTATCTCCTGAAGCCAATTTAGATTGTAAATCGGGATTTGGTCTATCAGCAGTATCAAAATCCATTGCCATCTCACTTAAATTTTCGTTAATTAAAGATAACAAAATTTTCTTAGATAATTTCATATTTGTAAATTATTTTTTATCTCCCTTAGTTGTTGCTTTAGGGTTAGGATTAACTTTAGGTCCGGGTTGAAACGGAGTTTTAGGTTTATTTGGTTTAGTACCAGGATTAACCTTTGGTTTACTCGGTGCAATTTTAGGGTTGTTCTCATCCAACGATTTAGAATTTACTTTTGATTTTGGTTGGAATGGAGTTTTAGGTTTGTCAGGTAAGTAAGGGTTATCACGCTTAGGTTTACTTGGAGTGATTTTAGAATCGTCCTCACTTAATGCTTTAGGATTAGGGTTTACCTTTGGTCCAGGTTGAAATGGTGTTTTAGGTTTGTTAGGTTTTGTACCTGGATCAACTTTAGGTTTACTCGGTGCAATTTTTGGTCCATTACTCACAATTGCATCATATGTCATAAATTCTGGTAAACCATTGTGTCCAGTTTTAACATTTGGACCGTACTCATGTACTTCTGATTCGTTTAATTTAACATTGATTAATTCCATAATTTCATTTTTTGATGTAAAACTATGAAAACTTTCTTCCGCCAATGTATTAATCCATTTTTTTATTTCTTTAGATTCATCCATATGTGTATGGTCACATTTACAATCCTTTATAGATTCTCCACAACTATCACATTTCTTACCCTCTTTAACTTCTTTTTTCTGACCTCTTAATATTTTAAAATCTTGACCATCAATTTTACCATTGTGGTTCTTATCTAATTTCTTTTGATTACCTTTTAATTCTTCAGAAACTTCTCCTTCTTCACCAACAAGTTTAATGTCTTGTTTTTTTGCTAAATTTTGTAATGCGGCACTTTTAGATAATGCATCTGCGGTAGTTGTGATAGCTTCACCTATCATTCTTTCAGCTAAGTTGTTAAGTTGTTTATCAGTAAATTTTACTAATGTCTTTTCTGACATACCTTCTTTGATTAATTTATCAACTAATTCTGACCTTTTCATATTTCTTTGAATTTAATTTCCTCTTTTATAAGAAGATAACTTCTTATTTTTAATTTTTTTGTTACACTATCAATCGACTCCCCAAATTTAAAGGTTAACCTTTCACTATCCGAATCCATATCAAATTTTTCCCAAGCCATCGCAACCACCCCATCTACAGCATCAATAACTCCGAAATAATCGGAGTCTTGAACTAATTCTAATTGTAAGTCTGTATTTTTTAATAACCCAACTAAATCAACGTATTCCATTTCTGGAGATTTAGGTTGTGAGGATGCGGATGCTGGTATAATAAACCACTCATCCATGTCAATTTCAGTACTTTTACTAAAGATAAATTCGTACTGTTTTTGTCCTTTATAATCAGAACCTATTTCATTAACATAGATAAGATGCATTTTATTTAAAGTATTTACTTAATTTTTCGCTAATTGCCTGATTAATATCGTTTTTAATTTCGTCTAAATCAAGTTCTTGAACATCGTCCTCATAAGATTGTCCCTCACTTGCTTCAATGTCAGCAAATTTACTTAAATCTAATTCGTTTGTATCTTCCTCACCAATTGGTGATTCTATAAAACTATTTAATAAATCCATAGTTTCACCTAAGTCCTCATCACCAGTTACTGGTTCTTCAGCAGGTACCTCATCTTCTGCAGATGGTTCTGTAATTGGTTCTTCTCCACCCATCTCTTCTTCCTCTCTTTCAAATTTCTTAGCAATGTCCTCAATATCTTCATCGTCTAATTTATCCAAATCAACAGCAGAAATAATCATGTTTAAAATGTATTTGATGTCATCACTTTCCATTTTATCCTGTAAATCTCTTAGTTCTTGACCTAATTTACCAGCAAACTTCTGAGCTTCCGCCATATAATCTGAGCGTTTCCCTTCACCACCCATTTCTTCACCACCTGATGGAGGTAATTCACCCATTGGTTCTTCTGCTGGTACATCCCCCATTGGCTCTTCGGCCGCAGGTGGAACACCCATACCAGCGTCAGGTGCTACGGGTGCTGCAGGTGCATCCATAGAAGGTTCCGCTAAAGGAGACTCTTCTTGTGGTTTTGTTTGCTTTAAAACATATTTTGTTGCTTCTTGTAAATCTTCTTGACCCTTTAAAAGGTCTAATCTTTTAAATGCCTCAGCATAAGACGAAAATTTATTTTTATTTTTCATAAACATACCACCAATGTAGTCAAGAGAACTTTCGTTTAATCCCCTTTTTACATAGTATCCGTCTTTTTCTTTAACGATACCATAAACACCCCCATTAGTTGACTCCTTCACTATTTCGGATTTTTTAGTTGATGATTGGTTATTGTTGTAGTAGGTTAACTCGAGAATTCTCTTTAATTTGTCATCTCCGTTAAGTTTTTCACTACCAAGTGGTTTTAAATCTGCCATTTTATTAATTGTTAGATATGCTTATTCTTATCCTATAAATACATTGATATAGGGAAAAAAATAAGGTTCTTTATTGTGTTATAGATAATTTCTTATCTACAAGTGTTGTTTTTAGTTTTAATAATTTTTCAATATACCCATTTCGTCTAAGTAATTTAAAGGTTAAGTTTTCATAAGAATACTCTCCGCCGGATTCTAAACCACTTTGTCTAAATTCTTTTAACTTCTTCCTTAACCCCTCAATCGATTCAATAGGTCCTTCCTTCTTAATGAGTAAATCGATTTTTTTCATGTATTCTTCGGATTTTTGAAGAATCATATTATCATCAATGTTGGATTTAACCTTATCTGGTTCAACAATCCATTTATCATTTAAAATGGAATATACTCCTGAAGATACATGTTCTTCATCAATATCCTGAACATATAATTCAACATCATATCCTTTAATTGTGATATTATGCTTTTCATTCCACACATTTTTCTTAGCATCAAAAAACTCCTTTAGTAAATCTAAATTGTAATCAGTCTCTTTAAAATCAATTAAAACATGTAAATCCACGTCAGAATAGTTTGACCAATTGTAGTTAGCTAAAGAACCTGTAAGAACTATGTCATGAATAAAAAACTCAATACCAAGACTTTCAATAAAGTCATTTGATATCTTTAATAAATTTTTTCTGATATCATCTCGCATAGAGAACTCACCATCAGAACCTTCAAAAATTTGTTCCGATAGTGAATCCTTTGGTTTAAAGGACTTGATAATTTTTTTATCTTCGTCTTTATCCTCAATCAGTTCTTCAAATAAACTCATCCTTTTTTTGTGTACTTATGACTTCTGGCGATATTCTCGTTGAAGTATTTTCCTTGTGATTCAGCAAGTCTAAACTTAGTGAACTTTGCCCAAGGAACTTTATTATACTCATAAATAGCACCATTATTAAAAGTGACAGTCAAATCCTCATTTTCTGTATTAAATGAAGCTGATTTTAAATTAGATGAATTGATAATAACGTCAATCATCTTTCCATTAATTGTTTCTGAAATTATTGCCATAATATAATTGATTTAGTACTATAATATACACAATAAATATCAAAATAAAAACCCCCGATAACGGGGGTTAGATTTAATTAAGTGAAATTAACCTT